ATCTTTAAATTAAGTCGTGGCCGATGAAAACAACCTGGCCTAACACTTCAAAGTTTAAATTATCTTCAAACATCAGCTCTATCGGGGCGTAGATTCCTTTATTATCGCTAATCAAGCGAATGCCACCAGGAATACCCTGGACGCGTTTAACCCAAAGCTGATCGCCCGACCGTATAACATATATCTGCCCATCACGCGGCGTGGTTACGGCACGGTTGATTAATAACATATCGCCGTGGTGGATTGTTGGGGTCATGCTATCGCCGGATGTTAGAATAAATGCCAGCTTATTCTTTTGAAGGCCGCGTTGCTGCAACCAGCGCGCGCTTAGCCCAACAAAATCATCCGGTTCATACACGTCATCATTAAACGCCCCAAAGCCGGCAGAAGCGAACGTCTTATAAAAAGGCACGCTAACAAGCTCAGTGGCTTTATTTAAGGCTTCTTTAATGTAACGCCCCGCCGTTTCTTCAATATTCGGGACTTGTATTTCAGTTGGGTAAAAGCCCAACTCCCTTTGTACCGCGGGTGGAAGCGATGACACATGGTATTCTAGCGCACCACCTTGCACCCCGTCCCTTTCTCGTCTTTTCCAATTCTGCGTCCTTGCCCTTTTGTTTATACCCTGTGGTGAATTTGGCAATCCGGCAATGTCTTTCAATTCATTTGCTGAAAACCATTCTTTAGAGTTTCTCATAATGGCACCTTTCAGAAACTTTGGTTTCTGCTTAGTTTCTAAAACATAAACATTTGATTATTAAAGGACTTTAAAAGCCGCTTTAAAAATGTTTGATTATTTTTCAGAAACCACTTGAGTTTCTGAAAACTCAGGTGTATAGTTTCCATAGTTTCCAAAGAATAACACCTGGGAATTAATCTAAAGAGTAAGGATAACACATTATGAGAAAGAACAAAAAAAATATGCACCGAGCATACATCATAGCAATGATACAAGAGAAAGGAAAAACTCTGTCTCAGTTATCAGTTGAAGCTGGTTTACATCCTAGAACATTAGGAAACGCGCTCGACCGAAAATATCCAAAGGGCGAGAAAATCATCGCTGATTTTATTGGTAAAACTCCCGAGGAAATATGGCCAACTCGCTACGAGTAGGAGGATTTATGAGCATGTGGATTTCAGCCCAACAACTAGCAACTTTAGAAACAATGCCAAGCTCTCCGCAAGGAGTTAATAAAAAAGCGCGTACTGGAAATTGGGAAAAAAGACAGGTTCAAGGTATTCGTGGGGTTGGCTATGAATATGCCTTTACTTCACTACCGCAAGAAACCCAAGCTGAGATCTTATTAAAGCAAAACGCGACTCCAGTTATGGCAGAAGCGCCGAAAGCTAAAAAAGAACTCAACTACCTACCGGAAGTTATTTGGAAGCCTTATGAAAAAGCGACCGATAAACAAAAGGAAGAAGCAAAAGCGAAACTCGCCCCACTGCACAAGCTAGACGATTTAGTGAAAAACAACGTGGCATTAATGATGGCGCTTGATGCGGTTTCTACTGAGTATGAAATCGCGAAAGGCTCGCTCAAACGTTGGTATTACAAAGTGCGGTCTTTTGAACGCCCGGATTGGCTTCCTTTGTTATTGGATAAACACAGCAACAAAAAAGCTGGCAAAGAAGCAGACTTCACAGAAGAAGCCTGGGAGGCATTTAAAGCCGACTATTTTAGACCGGAATGCCCGCAATTTGGCAGCTGTTACGAGCGTTTAAAACGCGCTGCACGAGAAAACGGCTGGTCAATTCCATCAGCGAGCAGTATTAAGCGCAAAATCGCGCGAGAAGTGCCGAAATTGGTGCAAGTGCAATTACGCGAAGGTGACCATGCAGTCATGCAATATTACCCATCAATGCGCCGCACAGTGGCTGAAATTGAAGCCCTTGAGTGGATTAACGGCGACGGTTATCAACACAACGTATTTGTGCGTTGGCATAACGGCGAAATTGTCCGCCCTAAAACCTGGATTTGGCAAGACATTCGCACCCGCAAAATTCTCGCCTACCGCGTAGATTTAAGCGAAAACAGCGACACCATCCGATTAAGTTTGATGGATCTGATTTGGAAATACGGCATCCCGAAAAAATGCACCATTGATAACACCCGCGCAGCGGCAAACAAATGGATGACCGGGGGCGTTAAGAACCGCTACCGCTTCAAAGTAAAAGAAGATGATGTGACAGGGATTATCCCGATGCTTGGCATCGAATTGTTGTGGACATCGGTGCAATTTGGCAAAGGTCACGGGCAAGCAAAACCAATCGAACGTGCGTTTTCACACGGTGGTTTAGGCGAGTTAGTTGATAAACACCCAAGCCTAGCGGGCTTTTACGCCGGGGAAAATGTTTACAGCAAGCCTGACAACTATAACGGCGGGAAAGACGGCGTAGATTACGACACATTTATTTTAGCCATAGAAGATGGCATCCGCACTTTCAATGAACGCGAAGGCAGACAAACCGAAATATGCCAAGGCATTTACAGTTTCAGCCAAGTGTTTGAGCGCGATTACGCCAAGGCGCAAATTCGCAAGGCAAGCGCAGAACAAATGCGGTTTTTAATGTTGATGAGCGAAGCCGTTACATTGAGAAAAGACGGCACATTTGAGTTAGAAGCTGGTGGCAAGGTCAATAATCGCAAAAACCGCTATTTAGCGAGCGAGCTGATTGCCACAGCACACCGCAAGGTGGTGGTGAAATTCGACCCGCAAGACTTGCACAACAAAGTGTGGGTTTACGGTTTGGATGGCGTGTTCTTAGCCGAAGCGAAATGTACAGATGCGGTGGCATTTGGTGATAAAGCGAAAGGCCGCGAACACGATAAAGCACGCAAACAAATGGTGAAAGCGGTGAAAGCCCAAGCGAAAGCCACACTCACTATGAATGCACAAGAAGCAGCGCGTTATCAACCTCAATTCGAGGAAGAAGAACCGCTAGAACCGAAAATCATCGAGCTATTCCGACAAGAAGGTAACGCAGTGCGTAAACACGAAGCGGTATTAGATGACGATGAAGATACCAACGATTTTGAACAAGGCTGGCGCAAAGGATTAGCCATGCTGAAAGAAGAAAAAGGGCTTTAAGCCGCATTTAAGGAGCGTTAAACATGACTTTAATTGAACAAATCAAACAACTTTTAGACAACCAAAGCTACACCCAGCGCGAGATTGCAGCACAATCTGGTGTCAATCGTGGGGCATTAAGTGCGTATTTAAAAGGCACTTATGCTGGCAATGTAGAAAAAGTTGAATACGCATTAAACAACTGGCTTTCAACCCGCGAGAAAAAAGAAAAAGTGTTTGTAGAAGCACCGCACTTTATCGAAATCCCGACAGCCAAGAAAGTATTTTCAGCGTTAGATATGGCCAAGATTTTGCCAACCATGGTGACCGTTTACGGCGCAAGCGGTGTGGGTAAAACAAAAGCATGCCAAGAATACAAAAAAGCCAACCAAAACGTGTGGATGATTACCGCAAGCCCGGCGCGCGCAACATTAAGCAGTATTTTGTATGAGTTAGCCCTTGAGTTAGGTATTAACGATGCGCCACGCCGTAAAGACCGCCTATCACGCCTAATTACTAAAAAGCTCAAAGGCACACAGGGTTTGGTCATCATTGATGAAAGCGACCACCTTCCTTATGACGCGTTAGAAGAGATCCGCATTATTCAAGAAGAAGCCGAAGTAGGCTTTGCACTAATTGGTAACGATAAAGTTTACACCCGCATCCAGGGCGGCGTAAACCAGGCGCATGAATACGCGCGTTTATGGTCACGAATTGGTAACAACTGCGGCGTTAAAGCCAGCACAAAAGGCGATATTAAAGCCATCGCGCAAGCCTGGGGGCTTGATATAGCCGACAAGGATTTAATGACCGTCCTTTATGACATCGGCGGCAAGGCGGGCGGCTTACGCGCTTTAACGCAATATTTACGCCTAGCCGGCATGACAGCAAAAGGACAAGGCACTGTAATCACACTCGACCTAATTTTAACCGCCCAAGCACAAATGAAAGGAGCGAACTAATGACAAGCATAACAAAAAACAACACCTTGCGCGATCAAACTAAACCACATCCAGTGTTTGGTGGCTGCAACAAAATCGCCCTAGGTTACTTATCACAAACGCAAAAATGCGTGTTTGAGTTAAACAAAATGGGCTTGCATGTATTAAGCATTGAGTTTGACAAAATCAAACCGCGCGTACGCATTGAACCGAACGCATTAACGAAGAAATTTGAAAAAACAGGCCAGGCGCTTGCGTATATCCAAGGCAACGACGGCGTGCATTTTGCCGAATATCAAATGATGGTCGAAGGCATCAAGGTAATTTGGCGCAGTTATTTACACTAAAAACCAGGAGGAAAAAATGGCAAAAAAACCAACCCTAATTAAAACCGACACCTTTGCGGTGCGTTATCAAACGCGTGATGAAGTGGAAGTGGCAATTAAAGAGATCGGCGATTTAAACCGCGAATTAGAACGCCTAGCGATTGAACAAAACGACCGCTTGGCCGCCATCACCGAAGAATACGCGCCTTTAATGAACGTAATCAAAGAAAAGCTCGCGCCAAAACAAGATGCGGTGCAAGCCTGGTGTGAAAGCCGCCGAGATGAATTGACATTAAACGGCAAAACCAAAACAGGCACTTTCAACACAGGTGAAGTGCAATGGCGACAACGCCCACCGTCAGTCGGTATTCGCGGCACAGAGAGCGTGATTGAAAGTTTGCACACGTTAGGCCTGGTTCGTTTTATTCGCACCAAGGAAGAAATCAACAAAGAGGCCATGTTAAATGAGCCTGATTTAGCCGCAACGGTGGCTGGTGTAACAATTAAAACCGGTGTGGAAGATTTTGTGATCACCCCTTTTGAACAGGAGGCGAAATAATGCCAGCCTGGGTATTGAACCCGGTGTCATATTTGATTATCGGGGTAATTCTAAGCCTAATCGTGGGCTTATTAGACCAGGAATAAAGCCTATTTAAACGCTCTTTAAACCTTAATTTAAGGGGCGTTCATAATAAGTTTTAACCAACCATAAAAGGAAACAAAAAATGGAAAACATCCACAAATTTAACCGCTTCAAATATTACAGCGAAAAAGCGGCAAAAAGTGAACGCCAAGGCGACTTACAAGATGCCAAGGAACAATGGGCAATCGCAGAGATAAATGCGAGCGGCCAAAAAAATAAAGAATGGTGCAAACGCCGCGCTGCGTTTTGTGACCGAGTAATTAGAAAACCTTTCTAGGAGGAAATCATGGCGAAATATATAGCACGTTTTTACTGTTTAGTAGAAGCCGTTGTTGAAGCAGAAAGCAACGAGCAAGTTTTAGATATGTGCGACCTAAATGTATGCGATGTAAATAAACTGCCACACACGATTACAGAAATCACTGACGTGGTTGAAGTGGAGGAAGTATGACTGAACAAGAAAAAATGCGATTAGATGAGCAATTAGAACAAGCGGCAAAACAGCTCACACACGCGCTCCGCGCGTTACGCACAGGGCAAAATCAACACGCAGCGGTTTATGTTGGCAACGTACAAAACTTGTTGCCAGGGTTGAGAATGAGATTGGTGAGATAAGGAGGAATAAATTATGCCAAATTGGTGTGTAGGAGACTTAAAAATTAGAGGCGAAGCTGACGATATAACGAGATTTTTTACTGAGTGCATCGAAAATTGCAAAGTTATATTTAATGAATTCAGGGTGCTAGAAATCAAAAACATTAGAGGGCAAACAATCAAAGGGTCTCGTCGTGTTTTTTGCGAAAACCAAAATGAAATCATTGAAGGATATAAGTTTGATGGTGGGTATATCGTGGTCTTACCAATTTCAGCAGCATGGGTATTAAGTCCGCCTGAGATGATTGAATTAAGCAAAAAATTTAATGTTGATTTTAGGTTTTATGGATTTGAATTGGGGCAAGAATTTAATCAAGAGTTAGAAATCATAAAAGGCGTATTAACTTTAGATAAATGTATAGAATTTAAAAATTACATTTGGGAATGCCCTAAGCCTTATCTTGGGGGATAAAACCCATTTACAGCCCATTCAAATCTCCCCTAACCCCTCTTTGCGAAAGAGGGGGATTTAAGTGGGCTGAATAATGTGTTTTAAAAAGGAATAAACAATGCATAAAACAAAACCAAAGCTGATCCAGCTAATTCATATAGCCAAGCAAAAACTGGCAATGGATGAATATAGCTACCGCGCCATGCTTGAGCGCGTTACCGGGAAAACATCATGCAAAGAAATGAGTGTGGCGGAGTTAATGAAAGTGGAAGCGGAAATGGAAGCCAAAGGATTTAAGAAAACCAGCCGCCGAAATCATTCACC